GCTGAGAAGCTCTTAGGCCGACAGAGTGCTGAAGTTGGAGACTTACGAAAAGTTGTTGATCAATACATCCAGACACAACTCACGCCAGCGCAGGCTAATAATCATACACAGCAAGAAGAACCTGAAGACGAGATAGACTTTTTCTCTGATCCTGAAAAGGCAGTACAGAGAGCTATTGATAACCACCCTAAAGTAAGGCAAGCAGAGCAGTTCCACACTCAAGTAAGAAAGAACAACGCTCTACAAACCCTACAGCAGAAACACCCAGATATGGCAGATATCCTATCTACGCCATCGTTCGGTGAGTGGGTTCAAGGCTCTAAGATCAGGACTCAGTTATTTTATCAAGCAGATAAGCAGTACGACTACGAAGCTGCTGATGAGCTTTTCACTAACTGGAAAGAACGTCAAGGCATAGTCAGTCAGGCTGTAACTGCTGAGAAACAAACTAGAAGTAAGGCTGTAAGACAAGCATCTACTGGTAGTGCAAACGGTAGTACTGAAGCTTCTTCTAGAAAAGTATATCGACGAGCAGACATTATTAAACTTATGAGAACTGACCCAGAACGATATGCGTCACTTTCAGATGAAATCATGAAGGCGTACTCTGAGGGAAGGGTAAAATCCTAAACTATTATTATTAAGAGAACTATATTATGGCTACTTCAACATTTCCCGCAACTGGCGGGTTTGTAGACAACACAAGCGCAGCAACTTTCATTCCAGAGATTTGGAGTGATGAGATCATTGCTGCTTATCAAAAGAATCTAGTCTTAGCTCCACTCATCAAAAAGATGTCGATGAAGGGTAAGAAAGGCGATACTATCCACATTCCAGCCCCTACCCGTGGTGCAGCAAGTGCTAAGGTAGAAAATCAAGCAGTAACCGTACAGAATGCTGTAGAGAGTGAAGTCGTTGTTACTATCGACAAGCACTACGAGTATTCACGTATCATTGAAGATATCACAGAAACTCAGGCTCTGTCATCTTTGCGTCAATTCTATACCGGCGATGCTGGTTATGGTTTGGCTAAACAAGTAGACGATGATCTGTTTTCACTGGGTAAGTCTTTTGGTGACGGTGACGGTACTGATTGGACTAACACGGCTACTTACTACTGTGACGCATCTACTGGCCTTACGGCTTATGCTGTAGACACCGTAGCAACTGCTGATGTCTTTACTGACGAATGTTTCCGTAAGCTGATCCAGCTCATGGATGACAACGATGTTCCTATGGATAATCGTTCTTTCGTTATTCCTCCTGCACTCCGTAACGCTATTATGGGCATCAACCGATACGTGTCTTCGGACTTCGTAGAAGGTCGTTCTGTAGTTAACGGTAAGCTGGGCAACTTGTACGGTGTTGATATCTACGTCACCAGCAACTGTCCTATCCTCGAAACAGCAGTTGAGAATGCTGCTGGTGGTATCGTTCGCGGTGCTCAGTTCATCCACAAAGACGCTTCAGTCCTTGCGGAGCAAATGGGTGTTCGTTCACAGACTCAGTACAAGCAAGAGTTCCTCGGTACTCTATATACTGCTGATATGTTGTACGGCACTAAGGTAGTACGTCCAGAAGCTGGTTTCGTACTTGCAGTAAACGGTTAATAACCCTTTTACTTTTCTAATACTTATTAAAAGGGAAGGGTACTATGCCGTTATATAGAGGAGCAGGTGGCGCTGGGGATGCAAGCACAGACGCTTATGCGAGCTACGTAGCGGAACAAGCCCAACTAGCAACACTTAGAGCAACAGAGGCTAATGCCTCAGCTATCGCAGCAGCAGCTAGTGCAACTAGCGCAGCCGCTGACGAAGCACTAACCAATGCAGACGCTGTTTCTACAGCAGCGGATGTCGTAACTACAAATGCAGATGCAGCCTCTACAGCCGCTGATGTAATAACTACAGCAGCCAATGTAGTACTAACCGCAGCAGACGCTGCATCCACAGCTAATGACGTTATCAGTACTTCTGCTGACGTAGTAACTACAGCAGCTAACGCTTCTTCAGCAACAGATAGTGCAGCATCAGCAACAGCTAGTGCTTCTGCTGCCTCCACGTCAGAAACTAACGCAAGCGTAAGTGCTTCTGCTGCTTCTGTTTCAGAAACTAACGCTTCTACTTCAGAAACTAATGCAGCCTCTAGTGCTGCAACGGCTACTACTCAAGCAACCAATGCAACAGCTAGTGCATCTGCTGCTTTAATTTCAGAAAACAATGCCTTTGCTTCTGCCGCTTCTGCAAGCACTTCAGAAACAAATGCTTCTTTAAGCTCTACAGCAGCAGCTACATCAGAGACTAATGCAAGTAACTCAGCTAGTTCTGCGGCTACTTCAGAAACTAACGCTGCTACCAGCGCATCTTCTGCATCTACTTCAGCTACAGCAGCAGCTACATCAGAAACAAACGCTGCTTTAAGTGAGACTAACGCAGCTACTAGCGAAACCAATGCGGCAACTAGCGAAACTAACGCAGCAGCCAGCGCAGTTAATGCTCTTTCTTCAGAAACAAATGCAGCAGCTAGTGAAACAGCAGCAGCTACAAGCGCATCAGCAGCAGCAACTAGTGCAGCTAACGCAGCTAGTGAAGTAAGTACAGCTATTGCTGATCTAGTTGATTCAGCACCAGCTACACTAGATACCCTAAATGAATTAGCGGCTGCTTTGGGTGATGACGCTAACTTCTCAACTACCGTAACTAACTCACTTGCTACTAAACTTACAGCTTCTTCAACTTTGAATGCAGATAACATGACTACAGGAACACTAAACGGTGGGATATATTAATGGCTACTAAGATAATTACAAAGAACAGTTCAACAGCTACAGCTATACCTACTGCTGGTGATTTGGTACAAGGAGAGTTAGCTGTAAACGTAACGGACAAGCGTCTGTTTACAGAGGATAGTGGTGGCGCTATAGTGGAGTTGGGTACTAATCCATCCACTCTTACATCAGGAGCGGCGACGTTTAGTGGAACCGTCACGGCGGATGGGCTTACTGTTGATGCTTCAAACTCAACCTTTAATGGTGCTATCGGGATTACTTCTGCGGCAGGCGCAGGGATTCCAGAAGGCTTATTAATTGACTACAGCACTAATCTTGCACGCTTCTTAACGTATGATAGCTCGACAGGTTCTGAGTTGGCGATGTATACGCAACCTTCTGGTGGCTCTACAAAAGAAAGATTCCGCATTAACTCAGGCGGAGACATCAGCTTCTACGAAGACACAGGCACAACCGCAAAGTTGTTCTGGGATGCGTCTGCTGAGTCTTTGGGTATTGGTACTAGTTCGCCTACACGCAGATTAGATGTCTCCGGTGCTTCTGGTGTAGTAGCTAGAATTACTGGCCCTAATGCTTACAACGCTGAAAGCGGCTTAGAGTTTTCTATTGGCAGAGCTAAGATTTCAGGAGTTTTGAATGGTACTGGCGGTACTCCGGGAACAACTTTACGTTTTTATACAATGCCTGACGGCGGATCCGTTACAGAACGCATGCGCATCGACTCCGCAGGCCGTGTAGGTATTGGTACTAGTTCGCCTAGTGCT